ACTTCGTGGAAACACGAAGTATCGGCAGCGTACCTGGCCCTCTCGTCTGGAAGTGTATTTTCCTTCAGAGGATTATATCCTTCCCAATGATCGATTTTCTGATCATCTGTCGACGATCACATCGCTAGATCCCGAAGCAGAGGTGCCCGTTAGGGTTATCTCTGTTCCTAAAACGCAAAAGACGCCAAGGATCATTGGCATTGAGCCTACGGCAATGATGTATTGCCAGCAGGCCGTGCTTCGATCTTTGTTATCTGCTTTGGGTTCTGATAAATCCCTAAAGCGGATGATAGGATTCAAGGACCAAGAGGTTAATCACCGCTTGGCCCATGAAGGGTCTCTTCCTAACGGAAGAAACCTGGCGACACTCGATTTGAGTGAAGCCTCCGATCGCGTCTCTAATCAGCATGTACGCGAGCTACTTGCTCCATATCCCCATTTGCACGGGGCCGTGGATGCTTGTCGCTCCCGGAAGGCTGATGTTGATGGCCATGGTGTAGTTCGCCTGGCCAAATTCGCGTCGATGGGATCTGCGCTCTGTTTCCCTATGGAGGCCATGGTTTTTCTTACCATGATCTTCGTCGGGATCGAACAGTGCCTAGACTCACCCCTTTCTGCTCGTACGATTCAACGTGTGAGCAGGTCGGTGCGCGTCTATGGAGACGATATTATCGTCCCCGTGGACTATGTGCAATCAGTGATCGGGTCACTCGAATCTTTTGGGATTCGTGTCAACCGTGGCAAGTCTTTTTGGAACGGTAAGTTCCGAGAGTCTTGCGGTAAGGAGTTCTATGAGGGTTCTGACGTTAGTATTGTCAGAGTCCGAAGAGAACTACCTACATCACTGAAGCACGTACAGGAACTACTGTCGGCAGTTTCCCTTCGTAACCAGCTTTATCAGGCCGGTTACTGGGGAGCTGTGCGATGGTTAGACGATTACCTTTGGAGAATACTTAAGTATTTTCCGAGGGTGTTGCCTACATCTCCTGTGCTGGGCAGGTTCTCATTTCTCGGTTATGATACCGACGGTGAGGACCCTTTGCTCCATCGTCCCTTTGTTAAGGGATATAGGGTAAAGGCCGTGCTCCCTCCAGATAATCTGGAAGATCACGGAGCCCTGCTCAAGTGTCTCCTTTCTTTAGAGAGGAATGATGAGTCAAGTTCGTTGGGACTTGTCCCGGACGAGATCGACTACCATCATCTCTCTTTGGGAGACATCAGCAGCCTGCCAACTGTTGATGATAGACACTTAGAGCGTGCTGGACGCCCTCAGGTCCGCATCAGTCTGAGGAAGGGACCGCCCTTCTAATATAGAAGGGCGACGGGCTTAACCGCCTCAGGGAGAGACCAAGAAGAACTCCGGGGTCGTCGAAAGATTTCCTCGGGCTTCTGCTCTCTCGGACTCGACTCTTTTGTTTTTGAGTTGAGTTTGGGAGATGCGCTTGGCAGCGCA